TAAGCGAGAGTGCTTTTGACAATGCCTACGAATGGTACACCTCTGGACCTCGTCAGCGTCTCCAACCTGGCGGCGCAATCATAATTGTTATGACGAGATGGGGAAAAAAGGACTTGACAGGCAGATTATTGGCCCAACAGGGCGGTGATTTGATGTCTGACAAGTGGGATGTGGTGGAATTTCCTGCGATTTTGCCCAGTGACAAGCCATTATGGCCTGAGTTCTGGGAAAAAGACGCATTATTGTCGATTAAGGCGTCCTTGCCTGCCAGTAAGTGGAACGCGCAGTGGCAACAAGAGCCTACATCCTCGGAATCTGCGATAATCAAGCGCGATTGGTGGAAGATGTGGGACAAACCCAAGATCCCCCCACTTAAATACATACTTCAGTCTTATGATACGGCGTTTTCCAAGAAACAAACGGCTGACTACTCTGCGATTACGACTTGGGGGGTGTTTGAGCCTGAAGAAGGGGGCGCGGACCACGTTGTTTTGTTGGATGCCCAGCGCGGAAGGTGGAATTTCCCTGAATTAAAGGAGGTTGCCTTTGAGGAATACGAGTATTGGGAGCCAGATATGGTGTTGGTTGAGGCAAAAGCGACAGGTACGCCACTCATTGACGAGTTGCGGCTTCGTGGTATTCCAGCATTGGGCTTCTCACCAGGCAAAGGAACTGATAAGATAACGCGAATGCACATGGTTGCACCGTTGTTTGAAGCGGGTATGGTATGGGCACCGGAAGACAAGTCTTTCGCTGATGATGTAATTGAGGAAGTAGTTTCGTTTCCTAATGGTGACAACGACGACTTTTGTGATAGTATGACATTAGCACTGATGCGTTTTCGCAGGGGCGGGTTTATTTCTCTGGCAGGAGAAGACGACCTTGAGGATGATTGGCGACCCAAAAAGAGGGAATATTACTGATGGCACTACCACCAAACATGGTTGCACCAGGTTTAGACCTTGATGATACAATGGGTCTCCCTGATGTAGAAATTTCAATTGACGCACCGATAGAGTTTCCTGGGGGAGCCGAGGTCATTGATGATGGGATGGGTGGAGCTTTGATACAGCCCATGGATCTGCAACAAGAGATGATGGCTCAAGAGGAATTGATTCCGTTTGACGCTAACCTAGCAGAGTTTTTGGACGATGGGGCCCTTGGGGGGTTATCTACCGAGTTGCGTGGACTTTACGACGAGGACCTAGAATCACGATCCGAGTGGGAAGAAGCGTATGTCAAGGGCTTAGATTTACTTGGAATTAAGATGGACGAGCGCACAACTCCGTTTGAGGGTGCATCTGGAATCACGCATCCGCTGGTTGCGGAGAGCGTTACGCAGTTCCAAGCGCAGGCGTATAAGGAGCTTTTGCCGTCAGGTGGACCAGTTAAGACGGGTGTACTGGGGGCCAAGACTCCAGAGCGGGAGGCACAGGCTGGCCGCGTAAAAGATTTTATGAACTACCAGATTACGGAAGTTATGGAAGAGTACGATCCGGATATGGATCAACTTCTGTATTACCTCCCGTTGAGTGGTTCGACATTCAAGAAGGTATACTACGATCCGACTCGTCAACGTGCGGTATCTAAGTTCATACCGGCACAGGACTTGGTTGTTCCGTATTCGGCGTCTGATCTTACTACGGCCAATCGGGTAACGCATGTGTTACGGATGGACGAGAACGAGGTTCGCAAGATGCAGGTTGCGGGCATGTACCGCGATGTTGATCTAAAGAGTTCGGACGATATTGAGGAAGATCCTGTTCGCCAGAAGGTTAACGAGCTTGAGGGCTTGTCGAAGAACTACAGCGAGGATGTTCTTACGATTCTTGAGATCCACGCTGATTTGGACATCGAGGGGTTTGAGGACATAGACATGGCAACGGGGGAGCCTACTGGCATTCGTCTTCCGTACATTGTCACGATTGACCACACCTCGGGACAGATACTTTCTATCCGCAGAAACTATTCCATGGATGATCCGCTTCGTCGGAAGCGTCCGTACTTTGTGCACTATAAATTTACTCCAGGTCTGGGGTTCTATGGCTTTGGATTGATCCACATGATTGGTGGGCTTGGCAGAGCCGCTACAAGCCTCCTACGACAGCTAATCGACGCTGGAACCCTAGCGAACCTCCCTGCTGGCTTTAAGGCCCGTGGAGTGCGTGTACGCAACTCTGATGAGCCGCTACAGCCTGGGGAGTGGAGAGACATTGACGCGCCAGGTGGGAGCATCAGGGACGCTATTGTACCTTTGCCCTACAAGGAGCCTTCAGGTACATTGGCACAAATGCTGGGTGGATTGGTCAACGATGGGCGTAGGTTCATTGCATTAGCGGATCAATCTATATCAGACATGGGGCAAGAGACTCCTGTAGGTACTACGGTTGCTATGTTGGAGCGCGGCATGAAGGTCATGTCTGCGATTCACAAACGGTTGCACTACGCTCAGAAGACTGAGTTCCGGTTACTGGCGCGTATCTTCGCCGAAAACCTACCACCGATGTATCCTTACGAAGTAATGGGTGCACCGCAGCAAGTTAAGGTTGAAGACTTTGACGCCAGGATCGACGTCCTCCCCGTCTCAGATCCGAACATCTTCTCGATGGCACAGCGCGTAACACTGGCCCAGACTCAACTTCAACTGGCCCAGTCCAATCCGCAAATGCACAATCTGCATGCGGCTTATCGTAGGATGTATCAGGCGTTAGAGGTGCAAAATATAGACGAGATATTACCTCCGCCACCACCACCTCCACCGCCTCAAGATCCAGCCGTGGAGAATGGTTCGATGATCAATGGGCAGACTCCGCAGGCATCTCCTGAACAGGACCATGATGCACACATTCAAGCGCACTTATCTCTACTGGATCTATCGGTTCTACAGACTGCGCCACCTGTGTTAGCGGCTGTGTTCTCTCACATCTTCCAGCACATTAGCATGAAGGCTCGTGAGATGGTTGATGCAGAGATCCAAGCTTTGGGCGAAGAGAACATGATGCAGCAAGAAACGGCGATGCAACAACAGAACCAACAGTTACAGCTTATGGTGCAGGCAGGTGCGATTAATCCTGCGAGTGCCCAACAGATGGCGGCACAGCAGATGCAACAGCAGGCTCCGCCACAACAGTTTACTCCAGAGCAGATTGAGTCTCGAGTTGCTCAGATTGAAGCTGAACTAACTAAAGAACTTGTACCGATGCTTTCTGCGAAGAGTGAGGCTGATGAGAAAGATCCATTGGTTGACATTCGCATGCAGGAACTTGCGATTAAAGAGGCGGAGGCCGAGCACAAGCTGGCGCTTGACCAAGCTAAATTAGAACTTGAGGGCATGAAGATTGAGCAACGTGCCGTCACAGATGCTGCTCGATTGGAACTTCAAGAGCAGATTGCGGATGATCGGAGTGACGTGAACCGAGAACGCATTGACGTTCAACGTCAAGCCGCAGAAAAGAAAGCTGATTAAGACGGGGGACAACTAAAAACTTTAGGGGCTTGTTTAGCCATGATCGATCCCGTTTCAGCTATTGCAACCGCAACAGCGGCCTACAAGGGTATTAAAAAGGCTTGTGAAGTAGGCAAAGAAATTTCTAGTTTTGCGGGTACGATTTCACAGTTTGCCAAAGCGTCAAGCGATATGGACTTCCTTGAGAAGCAGGCGGCAAACCCTTCGCTCTATCATAAGTTATTTTCTAACACTGAGGCTACGGCTTTAGAGATTTGGACTCAAAAGAAAAAGATGTCTGAGATGCGAGAAGACTTGCGTGAATACGTCAGTTTCGTGTATGGTCCATCAGCTTGGAAGGAGATTGTAACTTTGGAAGGAGAACAGAGAAAGCGCCAGAGGGAACTGGTTTACAAGAAAAAAGAGTTTATCGACAACTGCATTAACGCCGTAGTAATTACAGTATTGCTTGGTATTGGGTTGGGGATTCTTGGAGGAGTTTTGTATTTTATAGGTGCAAAACAAGGAAAGTGGTAATCGAAGAATACAAGAACAAATGGGTGGTTATAGACAAAAACAATAAAATAGTCATAATTACATCAAACAAAAAGATTGCGGCGAAAGCTGCGCTGGGTTGGAGAAGACAGAATGACAGAGTTCGACAAGGCAGATCTAAACAATAACTCAACCATTGAGCGCACCGAATGGAACTTGCTTGCTCTTGAAGATCGTAGGCTTGAGATACATGACCAAGATTTAAAACGTAATGCAGAGCGTAGGTTTACGGGTTTTGCTTTAGCTGGCATGTTGATCTATCCATTCATTATTCTTTTTGCTTCTGTTCTTGGCTTTGACAAAGCTGCAAGTTTAATCACAGATATAGCCAGTGTGTATGTTATCGCTGCATCTGGCGTAGTTGCTGCCTACATGGGCTTCAATGCTTACAGCGCAAAGGCTGATAAGAAGGCATCTATATCGTATGAAAAAGAATAGGGAGATAGGTAATGTCTGACAAAAAAATTAAAAAAGTTATAAAGGGTTTGAAGAAAGCATCCAAGTTACATGCGGGTCAAGCTAAGACGTTGAAGACTGTTTTAAAAAAGAAGAAGACATGAGTATAATATCTAGTCTTATTGGTCCCGTTTCAGGTATCTTAGATAAGTTTGTCGAGGACAAAGATCAAAAAGCGGTCTTAGCCCACGAGATAGCCACCATGAGTGACAAGTACGCCCAGCAAGCCCTGTTGGCCCAGTTAGAAATTAACAAGGCTGAAGCGGCTTCTGGTAGCTTGTTCAAGGGAGGATGGAGGCCAGCGGTAGGATGGACATGTGCAATTGCGTTTGGCTATCACTTTGTGCTTCAACCCCTGTTAGTTTTCGTTTTAACCGCCTCGGGGGTAGATCTACCTGATTTACCTGAGTTTGATATGGGCACACTTCTTACAGTTTTGGGAGGCATGCTCGGAATTGGCGGGCTAAGAACTGTAGAAAAAGCAAAAGGATTAACAAAATGAAATGGTTTTCACGAGCTTATTGGTGGAATCTTTTGATGGGAGATTCTGAAGAAGAGAAAGAAACACCTGTTGCAGTTGTACCTTCTCCTGTAAAAAAGGCACCAACCAAACGTGGACGACCCAAAGGGTCTAGAAACAAACCTAAGACCCGCAAGAAGAAAAAGTAAAGTCTTATGGAAAACGACATTGAGATGAGCCAGACAGTAGGCTCAATAGGAACTAAAACAATCAACATTGGTACAGGGGGTGGTAGTGATGTTGAGGCTGGTATCGAGTTCATTTATCATATGCGTGAACATTTAGTCGATGTTACTGTAGCTACAGTCTATGGTCTTGTGGTGTTTGCAATTGTTCTGTGGTTGAAAAAGAAGTTCTCCAGTTGATGTGGGTACTGGTCTGGATGCAGTTAATATCGGGACAACCGGTAGATCATTTTCAGTTAGCTGTATACGAAACCAGTGTTGAATGCGAAAAGAATAGAAAACGTGCAGAGATTATGGTAACTCATAATGGAATTGCTGTAGCTTGTTTGGAGGTTAAAATATGAAAATGTTGATAAACCTATACTACAAAATTAAATACAAGCTGTTTGGAGTTTTGTATCACAAGGGGAAAACAAAATGACATTTAAATTATCCAAGCGTAGTCTTGACAGATTGATCGGAGTGGATGAGCGCATGGTTGCTGTAGTTAAGTCAGCAATTCATAAATCTAAAATAGACTTTGGCGTCATCTGCGGAATGAGAACTTCCAAAGAACAAGAGGAATTAGTTGCAAAGGGTGCATCTAAAACCATGAAGTCAAAACATCTTCTGGGCCACGCTGTAGATCTGATGGCATATATAGGTTCAAGGTCCTCTTGGGAATTAAACTTGTATGATGACATAGCAGACGCTATGGCTGAAGCAGCCCGTGAGGTAGACGTTCCTGTTCGTTGGGGCGCTGCATGGACAGTGCCAAATATTGCTTACTTTGATGGCACAATGGAAGATGCTATGAACAGTTACATCGACACAAGAAGAACTCAAAGCCGTAGACCTTTTATTGACGGCCCACATTTTGAACTTATGGTATAGGAGAATTGACATGAGTGCCCCTGAAAAATCATTACGTCCAAAGAAACG